GAGAGGGTAATCGGTGTCCAGCTTTTCCCATGCCTGTTCCTCCACCCGGAAAGAGAAACTCATGCCGGTAACATCACCCCGTTCCACCGCGCTATATACGGCACGGGCCTCCTGGTTATTCTCCGTGTCAACACGGGCATCCATAGCCAAACCCGTCAGGTCGATGGTCAGTTTCATGGTGCTGTTGCCGTTGTTGTTCCGGCTTCTTGCCAACGGAATCTTGTTGTCCCGGTGGTTCACAAAAAACAAAACGTCCGTCAGGTCGCACCCGTCGAACGCACCCGGCTCGATTACTTCCTCAAAGATGCCGCCAATATCGGTCTTGGAGTTAAAAACAGCCGGGTGTCCCGTCAGGTGTTTCTCGCCATCCTGCGAGTCTGCCCGGAACTCCTGCCCCGCATACTTCCTGCGGCATACATCCAAGTCATTCATTGCTTTTTTTATCATCTGGCTCGTCATTGTTGACTCCTTTCGCATTCAGCTGGTACTGGTCTACCAAATCAACATTCACATAGTTCAAACTCTGCAGCCTGCGGTCGCCGCCCTCATACGGCTCGATGCCGAACATCTCATTGATTTGGTTCAGCGTCATGATGCCGGTGTTGTGGGCGATAGTCGCAAGCTGGATCTTATCCGCGGTACTGTAATATTCAACCTTGTTGTAGTAGCATCGGATTCTGTGACCGATGTCCTGCTCCCGTGGGGTGAACAGAACCCCGGATGCGGCTTTTTGGAATTCCTCGATAAAGTCCTCGATGCACGTCTGGAAAAAGGCGGCGTGTTGGTCGCCGTTGTACGACCCGTCGAGGATTTCCTCGCTCACCCCGAACCGCTGCCGGATAATGGCTTTGAAAAAGTCCATCGCCTCGGTGGGGATAACCGCCTGCCGCTGGGGAATCGGAACGAACTCACCCGCAAGGTCCGTGGCAGCTATGCCCATCTTGGAAGTGATGATGTGATCCTCAAAGTTGTCCCTTGCGGCTTGTATCTTGTCCTTGCCCACTATCGTCTTGGAAACGAACATCCCGTTCAGTTTCAGCGAAGCCTCGATGCTCAACGGCAACCCCTCCATCGTTTTATGGAGGTTTGTGACCGCCGACAGCAGATCCTGCGTGTCGGGGCCTCCCTGGTCGTTGCCGCCACCGACAATAAGGTTCGTACCCCTTCTCCATTTCAGGTGGATGATGTCATCGTATGGCAGCGTGTCCTGACCGCCGTCCTTCCAGTAAAACCGGATGAGCCACGTCTTTCCATCGTCTGCGTCCACGCCCATTTCCACGCTGACCGGGTTCAGCGGGTAAAATGCTGTATATTTTCTGTACGGGTTGCCGTATTTATCCACAATCTCTTTCCACTGCGGAAAAATAAAACAGTGCATCATCTTCCGCTGCAACCACACGCAGGATGCCAGAAAGTCCGGTGTACTCTGTAACGGGTTCGGCTTGAACCGAAACAGCCTTGTAATGTCGTCATTCTGCACCCGGATCCCGTTGCCGGTTTCCACAACGGACATGACGTTCATCTTGGAAATTTCCGTCGCTATCCGGTCGATGCAGTTGTTGACCACATCGCTGGCGTAAATATCTTTTCCGAAACTGGTGAAAACTGGCGTCCCGTCATTTAGGATGCCGCGAAGCACTGCCTTTTTCCTCCAGTCCCGGTATGCCTGGACCGCTTTTGACAAGTAGTTTGTAATCATTTCTCACCTCATCATTTGTGCTGACCGGTACTCCGACCGGAATCTGCCTAACACGGCATAACTGATAATCCCAGAAAGGGCGCCATCAATACGGTTCTTTGATGTGCCATATTTTTTAACGGGCATGATCAGCCCGATGTTGTTGGTCTTGACCGCCGTGTTACGCAAGCACCATCTGTCCATCTCGTTATTGTTGAAGTTCAGTGCCTTCTGCTTCAAATCGGCCTCCAGCGCCCTCATTGCACCGGAAAGGCTCATGAAGTCCATGCCGATACGTTCCAGCACTTCTTCCCCAAATACATCCGCAAACATACTCTTGAAAGCCTTGGAATGCCAGTTGTCATACCCCACTTTGTAGGGTATGATCCCATATTCCTTGTATATCCCGGCAAACCACTCCACTATCATCGCATCGTCCACCTCGTTGCCGGGGCAGATCGTGACGAGTCCCTGCCGTTCCCATTCCCGGTAGTTTTTACGCTCCGGGTTCAGGTTGTTGTCCTCTAAAATGGCATCCGCTTTGGCTTCCGGTATGAAATACATCCCAAACATGAAACGCCGGTACCCGTGGATGGGTTCCTTCGTTTCTACAAACAACTTTGCCGAACACAGGTCTGTCGTTTCCGCAAGGTCAACCCCGCCCAGGGCAAGCTGCCCTTCCAGCTGCCGCAGGTCGAACTCGGATGCGTTCTCTATGTCTCCGATGTCCAGCCATGCGACCGCGCTGTTCTGCTTGATGTTGAAGTCCTTGGAAAGAACAAAAGCACGGGTCGCAGAGTTGCTCCGCGCCTCGTCCACCTGTTTCCGCAAATATGAAATTTTCTTTATAACGCCAAGTCCCGGATTGCTTTTGACCCAGGAACTTTCATCCTGCCAAACTTCCTCCTCGCTGTCCTGGCAAAACCACCATATAACCCAGTCCGGTCGCTCGATCTCCCCGTCCAGCACCTTCTCCGCTTCAGAAAGCCGCTGGTCAAGGTAGCCGTCATCCGTAAAGCCTTCCGTCGATATCTCAAAATATAAAGGCTCGTCCTGGGTTGACAATGCCTGCCGGATAGGTGCCACCAGCGAGTTGTCCTGCATCTCATGTACTTCATCCACCACACCGACTTTGATGTTCCGGCCTTCCTTGTTTTTCCCATGGGCAGATATTTTTCGGATGCTCCCCTTATTTTGATAACTGAACTTGCCCCTGGTGCGCTTGTTCTTGGGGTTTCCAAAGAATATGCCCTTGTTGTTCCTCCGGGTGCAAGCTGCCAACTTGGGTGATTCCTCCCTCATGGCATCCGCTGCCTGGAAAGCCAAGTCTGCCTGGTCGTAATCGTTCGACCCGAACAGAACCTTGGTCCCCATCTCCCCGCAGATGAACTCGGAAAGGCTGATGGCTGACGAGAAAGGGGTCTTTCCGTTTTTCCGTCCCATCAGCAACAGCACGTCATGGTATTTCCTTACATACCGCCCCGCCTCATCGCTCCATACCTTTATGGCAAAGATGGATTCGATGATGGCTTTCTGGAACAGTTCAAGTTTAAACGGCTTCCCCGCAAACGGGGCCTCATACAGTTTGCATTCGTTCTGTATGAATTGGATCCGTTTGTTGGAATCAGCCAGATCTATAAAAATCTCCGGGTCCTCAAAGTCTGCCAGCAGCCGTTTGATGTTCTGCTTGATTCTCCGGCAGGCGACGATTTCCCCGCTGCTGATTTTCTGCCAATATATATGAATCCAGGAGGGATACGGCGCAAGCGGTTTATTCGTATTCGTCGAGTCCAAGTTCTTCTTCATCTGGTGTCGCCTGTCCCAGCGCCTTTGCCAGCCGTGTCATGTGGTTAAGGTAACTTGCCCTCACCCTCGTCATTTGACGGCTGACCGGCAGTTCCTTCTGCCGTTGCGGGTTGTTCCTGTCCACCATGATCAGTCCGGATGCCATTGCAATCTCATGCAGTTCATCCAGTTCCGTCCGGCATCTCGCTGCCTCCCAAATTACGCCGTCCAGCAGGTCCAGCATCTTTTCGTCGGCTTCCTTGAAAATTCCCCGGATTCGGTTATATTCTCGCTTGCTCTTTTCGTATTTCTCCTGGTTTCCCATGCTTTTCTCCAAAATGAAAAATCCACAACGGAAAAGTCAAATTTTCCCTGCGGATCGTAAAAAGGTAAGCCCCCCGGTTCGGAAAGTTATCCACAGCCCAACGGCCCTGGGGGGAGGGTCACGGCTCGAATTCGTCGAACCATTTGGAAATATATTTCTTCCATTCGGTCGCGCGAGGTCCGATGGCTTTTGCCATGCACTCGTCACGGGTTGCCTCGCAGTATATCAGCGTTGCCCCCAGCCGTTTGGCGAGTGCATCCCGCTGTGCCTTGTGCGGATAACCGCCGATGATGTATGCGTTCGCCCATTGCCCGTTGCGTGTCTTAACAACATCGAGCAAGGCATCACGGGCAGCGAATACGGCAGTCTTTATATTGTCCGGCTTGTCGTATAAGGAGCAGCCGGAGATGGCTTCGTATAGCCTGTCCATGTCTATGAGGATGTCCCCACGCTGGCGCAGCTGATTGACCAGTGTGGTCTTGCCGCTGCAGGGTGAACCATAGACGATGTATGCCGCCTTCGTATTGTAGCCGAAGCGTTTGTGCTTTTGGTTGTGGCAGTCCTCGCATATCAGTTGCACGTTGTCCGGGTTGAGGGATATGGCTGGGTTGTTCACGTTATCGGGTGTCAGTTCCTCGATATGGTCGCCGATAAGGTTTGACGGGTGCGATACCATCCGACCGCACAGCTGGCAGTGAAGTCCACGCTCAATGATGAGAGCCTGACGGAGTTCCCGCCACTGTCTCGATTGGTATAATGCCATCGCCCATGGTTGTGCCATGTTACCAGCCTTCCTCTTTCCGTTGCTGTTCGCGTTTCTTCAGCTTCAGTATTTCCTCGTTGTAATCGTGGCGGTCGTCCTTCTGCCCAAGGTACTGTTTGCCCAGGAAGATAGCCATTGCCGCGCTTTTCTCTGCCAAACGGAACTGCGCCCTGCGGAGGCTGATTTTTCCATAAGCGGAATACTTTTTATAAACCACCGAAAAATTCATGGGGTTCCCGTTGCTGTCGGTATATGTTGCCTTGCACCAGTTCTGTATCGTGTCCTCGCAACAGTCAAAGAACCCGGCGATCTCCTCCAGTGTGCATTGCATATTGCACAGCTTTTCAAAGTCCTCCCGTTTTATTTCTTTTTTGGGCCTTCCTGCCATTAAGTTCACCTGCTTTTAAAGGCTCTTATGAAATATAAAAAACAACTGAAAAAAGGCTCCCGCCCGGAAGCCCTTGTCCAGTTATTCCTTATAACAAATCGACCAGTATCTCCAGTTCGTGTTCAAGTCTCTCCAGTTCCTGCCGGATGCACTGGATGCGGAACCCGTTACGGCACTGCCGCCCTTCCCTCCGCAGGCCGGTGATTTCTTCTTTCCTCCTGAGTATGATCCGTTCGGCATCCTCGTCGCCTTCCATCACCGTGGCGTAGTCGTTGCGGAACCGGCTTTTTTCTTTGCCGTCGCCGTGCAGGATGAAGTTCACATACTCGGCCTTGTTCTCCTCGATGAAGATAACCATTTCGTAAAGGCGCATATCCAAACCGATGCGCTGCACCTTGCAGGTGTCCAGCATATTGGTTTTGCCCGTGTCCCTTACTTTGAGGATCTGTTCTTTTACCTTATCGTTCATCGCTGCACACCACCTTCCCCATAACCAGCTTCAGGTAAATGTTTGTGTAGCGTTCCCGTTCGCTTCCGTCCGAGCCGCATATTGCGTCGAAGAAGTAGTCCATGGCTTCCTTGCGGGTGTTCCACGTTTTCGTCTGTCCGTAGCAGATGGTTTTGATTTGTTCTTTCATCGCCTCACGCCTCCCCTCTGAATGCTGCCGAACCTTCCAGCCTTTGCAGGAGGCATTTGCGTGTTGCTTTGTATTCTGCACCGATAAATCCTAAACGAAGAAGGAAACACCGGAACGCGTATTTCTCGTTCGGAACTTCCTTCTCTTTTGCTGTTATTCTCTTTGCGTTTTTTGCCATCCGGCAGATGGCTGTGATGAACTGCATGACCGCCATGCTCTCGTCGCCTACGAGCATCCTGTTGAACCAGGGGAACGCCACTCTGTCCTCGGTAAGAACCACCACCGGGTTGTTGCACCCCAGCGCCTTCTTGATCAGGTTCGCTTTGCTGGCGACTATCTTTTCGAGGTTGTCGATTTCCGCTGCCGTGAAGTCTGCCCTCGGCACCGTCAGTGTCCAGCTGCCGCCGTTCGGTTCTTCTGCTTCCGGCATCTCGATTTCAAAACCCCGGCGCTGCAGTTCTGTCGCCAAGGTGTCCATCTCGGTATCCGTTGTGATGCTTCCGTCCCGTTCCACCGTGTAGTCCCCTATCGTGTAGGTGAATGCCGGCGCCCCGTTGTACTTCGCGGCCTGCCCGGTAATCTCTACGATGGCGTTTACTAAATTCTTTCTTTCTTTTCCCTGTGCGTTGGTTTTAATGTTCATCTGTGCATCCTCCGTTTTTTGTGTTTAACCTTTCGGTCATACACATTAATCACTCTAAATGCACAGAAAGTCAAGTTATATTTTGCGATTTTAGATATATTTTTATTTATTTGAAATATAACTGTGCGTGTGTAACTTGTGTGTCAATTATTTTCCTTAACGGCTTTCTTCCCTGTGAAAGTTTCCCATCTTTCGATAATTACATCGACATATCTGGGGTCGAGTTCCATCAAATATGCCGTGCGGTTCAGCTGCTCACATGCCATTAAGGTTGTACCGCTGCCGCCAAAGCTGTCCAATACGATGTCGCCTTCCTGCGAGGAGTTTTGTATTTCATACGCAAAAAGGGGAATCGGTTTCATCGTCGGGTGTTCTGCGTTCCTTGTCGGCTTCGGCATATCGATCACAGTGGTTTGTTTCCGGTCGGAATACCATTTATGGGATCCGGATTTCCATCCATACAAACAAGGCTCATGTTTCCATTGGTAGTCCTGCCGCCCCATGACCATGGCGTTCTTGTTCCACACAAGGCACTGTCGCACTTTCCAACCAACTTCGGTGCAGGATTTGCGGAATATGAATCCTTCGCTGTCGGAATGCCAGATATAAAAACCGGCGCCGTCCTTCAGCACTTTGTCAGCGCATGAGAACGCTTTGACCAGGAACTCTCCAAAGGCATCGTCGCTTTGTTTGTCATTCTTGATTGTAAGGGCATCCTTTGTCTTTCCGGTATAGTCCACATTGTATGGCGGGTCTGTTATATAGAGGTCGGCCTGTCCCCCCCCCATTAGACATTCAACGTCATTTGTCTTTGTGGAGTCGCCACACATGACGCGATGGTTACCTAAAATGTATATGTCGCCATATTTCGCTTTGGGTTCTGCCGGTGGCTCGATGTTGAAATCATCTTCCACCACTTCTTTTGGCAGCACATCCCCCAAAGGTTCAAAGCCGAACTCCTCCATGTCCAAGTCGATGCCGGATAGTTCCAAGTCCAACATCGGTAAGTCCCATGTCGCAAACTCGGCGGTCTTGTTGTCAGCCAACCGGAAAGCCCTGATTTGTTCTTCCGTCAGGTCATCTGCCACGATGCAGGGAACGGTTTTCATCTTCAGCCTCTTTGCCGCTTTCCATCTTGTGTGTCCGGCAACGATTACGTTGTCCTGGTCTATCACGATGGGAACTTTCCACCCAAACTCCTTGATGCTGTTTGCCACATATTTCACGGCATCATCATTTATCCGTGGGTTTCTCTCATAAGGCTTCAGTTCAGAGGTTTTCTTTTCGATGATCTGCATACGTTCCCCCTTAAAACAGGAACGGCCTTCCCGTGTAACCGAAAAGGCCGTCCGTATTTGATTGCTTTTGCGATTTTACCATATCATGTCGTTTTGCGTAGTTGCAAGTAGTTGGACGTAGTTGGGCGTAGTTGAACGTAGCTGGGCATAGTTTTTTATAAATTCCGCAGATAACTGTAACAAACATTTTTGACCGCCACTTCCGAAGTTCCTGCCTCAAACATCCCTGCCACCTCGCCCCACGCCATGCCCTGCATGAACCGGTACTTGAAAACAAGGCGTGTTCGCAAATCCTCTATTCCGTCAACAAACTCCCGCACCGGAGGCTCTGATTCTGCAACCAGCATTTCCAAATAACAGACATTGGCAGAGATGTCGGCAAGCGTCGCAGCCAAAGCCCCTGCCCGGTCGCTCACGCCGCTGCCGTGCGGCATTCCCGTCAGGGTTTGCGACCCAAGCGCCTTGGCCTGCGTTGTCTCGTACAATGCCCGCGCCTCGTTCAGTTTTTGTACCAACAAATAATGTTCGTTCAGTGTGGATAAGTCCATTGCTACCGCCTCACAAATAGTTCCGTCCGATCGTCAGCATCCAGTTCTCGTGTCCGTATAGTTTCTCAAACGCCGCCTGTGCCTCGCGCTTGTATTGCAAATCTTTTTCCCGGTTGAAATGTACCGCATCCGCACTCATGGTGTGGCATCGGTGGCAGAGTGGTATTTTTAACCCATGAACCTCACTGACCGGGCGCAGCGGCCCGAAAAATATGTGGTGTTCGCACGGGTTCGGAGCGCCGCAATTATAACAATGTTCCCAGTCGTCCGTGAGCAATGAGAACTTCTTTTTCATGTTTACCTCCATGATGCCAGCCCGTCAAACTTCATCCGTGTTTTCGGAGGCCATGGGTCGGCATGGTCGTTGTCTACCATGCCGCCGCATTTGGCACATTGCTGCAGCCCCCGTTTCCTGGCTACAAACCGAAAACACCACGGGCATCCGTAGTAAGTTTTTCCGATTCCTTTGGTTTCCTGTTTCAGTAGGATGTTCTTTGGTCTTGCCATTATCTTCACCTCAATATGCCAAAATCCGCGCCTCGTCGCCATGTTGTCTATAATATGCCGATATTGTCCTATCTTGCCGGGAAATACGGCATCTTGTTTTCAACGTGGCACGTTGTCCCATGTTGTTTTTCAACATGCTATATTTTCGGCAATATGCCCATCTTGTTTTCAACGTAGGCACGTCGGCTACGTTGACCATGATTTTAGGCACGTTGTTTTCAATATCCCACGTTGTTTACGTTGTAACTAAGTACCGAATTTTAGGTGCTTAGCCAAAATTTCCAACCTTAACCCAAAAATCCCATACTTAGTCGGAAAATCCGTCCTTAATTGCGATTTTGCAACCTTAGTCAGAAATTCCGTCCTTAGTTCGGATTTTGGTTGCTTAGTTGTAAATTCCCGCCTTAGTCCGAAAATCGGCATCTTAGTTGCGATTTATAACCTTAGTGCCAATTTCCAACCTTAACCCCGGCTCGTTGGAATATCGTCCTCAATATGCCATATTGCCGAATGTTGTTTATAATATGCCGATATTGTCCACAACGTCCCCACGTTGTTCACAATATCCCGCCCCTTTTACTTCAGTTATACGGAATTTAGGCTCACGGCTGAATACCATGTGGTTATGCACCGCCGCTTCCGCTTCTCCTCCCCATATTGCCTTTATAGGGAATGTCCGGATGTGATCAACTTCACCGTTGTATTTCAGGATCTCCACCGTCACGATAAACATTCTGTATTTAAACATTTTGTAATTAATCATTCCGTTACCTCTGCGATTTCATAATCCGGCTCGTTCACCAAACTCGCCGCCAGCTTCTTCTTCGCCTGTTCCCCTGTCTCGGCTTCTACCCGGAACAGGGCTTTGCTTTTCACGGTCCCGTCATCCCTTTTGTAGACCACCGTTATTTTATAAGTTTTCATCCGACACCAGCTTTCTGTACGTTTCGTGGATTTCCTGCTGCAGTTCCAGCCATTCCTTTTTCATATAGAGTTCATGCCCCATCCGTTCATAGCGCCGCACTTCTTCTTCGATATCCCGCCGCATCACGAACAGCGTCCGAGTCGTGAACTTCGGCACCAGGTTCTTAATGTAGTGGATGGTGATGTCCGGCATATACGTTTCCCGCCCGATTGCGTAACGTAAGGCAGAAATCATCATCAGTTCAAAATGGTCAGTGATTGGTACAGTTTTTGTCTTTTCCATCTTCCAACGCCCTTTCTAACTTAACCTTTGCCATAATATTTAACATTTCGTCGCTGATACTTTCAGACAATATCATCTGTTCGCACATTACGATCACATCAATCAATTCCTCCACAAAATTGATTTGATGCTTTCCGTTTTTCTTTTCCTTGTCACGGAACAGTTTACAT